AAAGTAGTTGGGCGTGGGGGTTTCAAATAAGGCCACTAGGAGAAAAACATGACTAAAAGAGTTCTAATTGCTTGTGAGTATAGTGGAACAGTAAGAGACGAGTTTTTAAAACTAGGTTTTGATGCTCATTCTTGCGACATCTTACCTTGCGAAAGCACATATTGTCCCGACTTATCCCGACATCATCAAGGCGATATTATGGAAATCCTAAATCAGAATTGGGATTTAATGATTGCTCACCCACCTTGTACCCATTTATCAGTAAGTGGGGCAAGGTGGTTTACTGAGGGCAAAAAGCCAATGCACTTGCGAGATGATGCGATTGCTTTTGTCCAAAAACTTATGGACGCCGATATAAAACATATCGCAATAGAAAATCCCGTAAGTGTTATTTCATCTTATATAAGAAAATCCGACCAAATGATTAATCCATATCAGTTTGGTCATAAAGAATACAAAAGAACCTGCTTATGGTTAAAAGATTTACCCAAGCTGATTGAGACTGATAATGTGAAAGCAGAAACAGATCAATTACACCCCAAAGAAAAAAATAGAATTTGGTGGTTAGGAAGTGGCAAAGGTAAAGAAAGGAGTCTGTTTTATCAAGGAATTGCTAAAGCTATGGCTAAACAATGGGGTGATTATATTACCCAAAACAAAGGAGAAGAAAAATGAAAACTGAATATAACAATGTAGCAATAAGTAGGATAACTTTTTTTAAGTATGATGACGAAGGCAACGAACTAGAAAACGAGGACGGAACAATTAAAGAATTTAAATTGAAACCCGTTAGATTTAAACCAATAGAATATCTTTGCGAAGATTTAGACCCCGAGTATTTAGTAGAAATTAAAGGAGAAGAAAAATGAATATCTGTATTACTACAGTTGCAACCAAATATGGAGTAGATGTTATCTTAACAAGAACTCCCCCAAACGAAAAAGAGTTAGTTGGCCTTGAACATAAATGGGCCAACGAATTTGATCTCGTAGAGGTTGATGCAAATTTTATAAGGTCTACATCAATAGATGATATTCCTTACGATATTATTAATGTTATTGGAGTTGAAAATGAATAAAAATCAAAACCTGAAACTAATAAAAATCCCGACAAATGGCTTAACCTCGCTAATGCTAGAGGTTAGGCCAAGTCAACAAAACGCCTTAGAGAGCATCTCAGAAGGTCAATTTTTAAAAAAAGGAGAAGAAAAATGAATGTTAAACAATTAATTGAAGAACTAGAGAAAGTAGAAAATAAAAACTTAGACATACATATCAGATTAACCAATGATGTTATAGATAGTTATTCTGATACGGATTCGGTTAAAGATATTAAAGATCATCTAAGAGAGACAAACTTTTACCCGTATTTAAAGGAACATATCTCAGAAAATTCTTGGTCAGGTTTTAATCAAAATGGTAAAACTGAAATGTTTGGCGAAGTATTAATACAAGGGGGTGAATAATGGCCACATATATAACTAATTTCGGCAACGAAAGATTCGAAGGTACGGGAGAGGAATTTAGAGAAATGCTAAAAACTAAATTAGCTAACCCCGACCAAAAATTAAAATTCCAAATAGATAACCTATCGGAAAAAACCAAGGATAACTTAATCGAGTTATTCAAACCTAGATTTTAAAGGAGAAGAAGATGAATGAATATGAAATAAAAGTAAAAGTAATTGAAACCCATTATTTAATTATCAATGCTAACAATGAGGAAGATGCTATAGAACAAGCTGAAAGCTATGGAGTAAATTCCCAAGACGCATTTTCTACAGATGTAGAAGCGACTGTAGTTAAGGAGAACGAAGATGATAGTAATAACTGATTTACAAGGTGGTGGTTGGGATGATTGGAAATTCAAAAGTAAGAAAGACTTAAAGAATTTTTTACAATCAGAAAGCTGCAGTGCTAGTGGATATTCTGATAAGGAATATTACAAAGTAAATGCTCATGTAAGTTTAGATGAGTATTGCTGTATGTATCAGATTGAATATAAGGAGAACGAAGATGACAGTTAAAGAACTAATAAGCAAACTACAATATGCAATAGATGAGTTAGGTTTTAATCCAGACTCTCATATTCAAATAGATGTGTTTGATTCTGATGAAGATTTAATGACTTACTGGGATGTTGAACTAGACGATACTGCAATATCAGAACCTAAGTGTCTTTGTATAAATGTTTTTGAGGAGAACGAAGATGAGTGAAGTTTTTCTTAAAAATCTTAATGGTGTTGGTGATGTTTATATGATGAAAGCTAAAAATACAGATGATGTAGATTTAGATTATTTACTTAAATGTAAATGTATAACTAAAAAGCTATACAACGAAATGCAAGGTAAAGATATTTACGAAATTGTTTATAGAAATGTAGATGATTTTTACCCAAGTGCTGGCAGTTGGTGGTTTAAAAATAAACAAGAGAGAAATCAGTATTGGGATAAACAATTAAAGGAGAACGAAGATGAGTAAAGATTTTAAAAATGGAGTAGCAGATGCTTTGTTGTTAGGTGTTTCTGATGAAAACAAAAACTCTAGTATGTATAAACAAGGCTATGACTTTGGTATGTGGCTATGGAATGAACAACAGGATAACGAAGATGACACTTGAAGAATATGTGAACAAAAGAGTTAATGAAGAAGATGATCTTAAAGGACTAGCTAAAGAACTTCTTACTAACTATTACGAGGGTTGGTCTAAAGAGGAACTTGCAGACTTAGGAATTAAGAATACCGAAGATGAGGACTAATCCTCGTCCTCTTCTTTCTCTTCTTTAGGGATAGGCCTAACTTGTTTTTTTTCAGGAGCTGTATCTTCAATGGGTTCTTCCCCGACAATAACCCCGACTTCTTCAGATCCCGACTTGTCCTCTATCTCAATCCCCGACTTATGCTCAATAGCTTGTTTGCCTAATAAATCAGCTAGGCGTCTTTCAACCTCATCCCGACTCATTTGATCTACCTTCCCATGCAAGACTTCCCGACGATCTATGATTAAACCCCCGACTTTCAAAAGCAAGTTCTGAGCGTTAATGGCGGCCGTAAAATTTCCCTGCGCCCAGGCGTCATCTCTTAACTTATACAAGTCTTCTACAGCTTTCTCATGTGTTAGTTCAAACTTCTTCTTGGCCTCAATCATCAGTCTTTCATATTCCCGACGTACGTGAGCATATTTTCCGTTAGGCGTCATGTACCGACTAACAACTATGGGATTTTTAAACCCTGCTTTCTTCGCAGCTTCCGTAAATGAAAGCGTGGGATCGTTAACTGCATTCCAGACTAACAAACGCTGGCGCTTAGTTAGATTCTTTTCATGTAAATTGGCGTATTCAATAGGCATATCATCTACATCTGCAAGTGTAGGCTCAACCTTCACGCTTTTTCTAAGTCTTCTCTCTGGGTTCTTGCTCATTTGCTACCTTATAACTGATTAATCGTCCGTTAAAATACCTAACTAATTCTACTACATCTTGTCTTTCAAGCAAAACAACAATTTCTTTTGGTAAAACTTTGCTGATTTTTTCTGTTAATTTATACATATTTTCTCCGACTTTTGTCAGAGCCTATGACAAAACTCTGACAAAACTATTGAATCCTCTCTAACTACTACTAATACAATAAATAATTATATATATATTATTATATATATACCTATATATATACTTTTGTCATACTTTATCTTACCCCCCCTTATATTTTACAATTATGAGGGGAATATAAGGGTTATTTAAGGGGTACTCTGACAATATGACAAAACGCCTAAACCCTACTGCTATCACCTTTCTAGCTGTCAGACCTTTCTGACACTCTGACAAAACTACCTTGTTTTTAGCAATATATCGGCAAGTTCGACCTATAAGGGGGTACTTTTGTCAGAAAATCCTGACAAAACTATTCGGGATCTTTTTCCTCAGGTGTGAAGATAATTTCCTTCTCCATACCAAACTCTGAATTAAGTATGTCGTCTATCTTAGATATGCCGTCTTCGACCGATTGCGCATAATTGAGAGTTTCGGTTACGCCGTAAGTAAAAATCAAC